TAACAGATGCATTGCAGTGGGAGCAAAAAGAATTTGATAAAACTAGAGATGAACTTAAAGAGCTTAAATCATCATACACCACATCAAAAGCATTGAACTGGTTCTTTGTAGTGTCGATTATTTTAGCTGCAATCGTTTGGAAAGCTTACAATGGTTGAGTTTTGCAAAGTTTGTTGTAGTTATAAAGTTTTTATTAATAATTATTGTGTAGGATGTGGGTTGAGATGAAAGAATCAGTTTTTTTAGGTTTAATGTATTTAATTGCTATATTTGTTTTGATTATAGTTGTTAAAGTGGCGGCTGCCCCATTCCAAGCTTACTCTTGCTCAAATTATGGGAATTTAACTGAAAGAAAAACAAATTATTCTATTTTTAATGGGTGTTTTGTTGAATATAAAGGTAAATTTATTCCTAGGTCTGAGCTAGAAAAAAGAATGATCATGAATTTGGATGATTAAAAATAAATCCCCTTAATTGGGGGTTTTTTATATCTGACAGTTGACAATACCACCTAATTAATTTACTATAGCGAATATAGATAAGGGGAATAGATATGAAAAATACATTGATTTTAATCGGAGCTTTGGCAATGGCAGCATGTGCAAATCACACACCAGTTATTCAAGGGCCTTATGAAATTGAGTCGGTAGACTTACAAAATGATGTGGCAGCTATTAAGTCTGGTGATTTGGTTTTAGAGGTTGAATTTGACGCTCGTCATTTTAAAAATGGTAATGGCTTTCAATCTTGGAATGACTTTGAGATCAGCCAAGTTAAAGAAGTAAAAGTATTCAACGAAGATGGTGAAACAGATAAATATGTTTTACCAAGTGAAGAAGTTTCAAGCATTGTTGATTTAATCGAAAAAGAAGTTGCGGAGAACATGTAATGAGTATTGAGGAATTAAGAATAGAAATTATGAAACATAAGCTTAAAAGCGCAATGTTTTTATCAATATATTGGGTGTGGTGTTTTAGTTTTTTTGTTTTTAATGCTGTGATGGTTGCTAGTGGTGGCGGCTTGTATTATGCGGCTAATGGAATTATTCAAGTTTCATGTTTATTTTTAGCAGCAATGATGATTGAGGATTTATTAAATGAGCATTGAAACATTAAAGCAAAACATTGAAACATTGGTTGCTGAATTAATTAGTTTATCAAATTCAAAAACCATCATTGAGCGTAGCTTTAGCTGGTTAAAAGTTCAGTATGTTGGTCGCGGCTCGGATAGTATTCAATTGTGGTTGAGCAATGAATATTCTGAACAATTTAGAACTCGATATATGAATGAAACAATCGACAGACTAACAAAGATTAAAGAAGATTTATTGGAAGGGTAAAATATGAGCAATTTAACAGTAATTAAAGAAGGCAATGTTTCAGTAATTGAAAACAATGATGCTTCTTCAAATCCAGTTCAAGTTTTGTCAATGATTAGCAATCTTGTACAGCGTGAGAATTTTGATATTCATGCGCTTGAGAAGTTGATTAAATTGCAAAATGATGCTGAAGATCGTCAAGCTAAAAAGATGTTTAATTTGAATTTAGCTGAGATGCTTGGGGAAATACCAGTAATTGCAAAATTGGGTCACAATAAATTTAACAACACAAAGTTTGCTCGTCTTGAGGATGTTGTGGAAATTACACGACCTATTCTTTATAAATATGGTTTTTCAGTAACTTATAAACAAAAACAAGAAATGATAGCTGGAGCCTCGACAGAGCCAAATTCAATATTCTGTATGATGACAGTTGTTTGTATCTTAAAGCATCGTGATGGGCATGAAGAATCAAATGAAATTCAATTGCCAATTGCAACAATTAAAGGGCAAACACCAATTCAAGCTATGGGTAGCGGGTCAACATATGGAAGACGTTATACTCTTATGCAAGCATTAAATATTGCCGTGTCTGAAGAAGATCAAGATGGATTTGCTGTAAATGCAAAAGTTGAATCAAGTAAAAAACCTTTATCAGATGTTCGATTAACAAAAGCTATTGAACAGGTTAATGCTGGTGTAATCACAGTTGATAGCATTACAGATGCATATGATTTAACACCAGAACAATTAATTAAAATTGGGCGCGAGGTGAAAGCATGAGCGTAGTATTTCGTGCTTCATCTGTTGGTAACTTGATGTCTTATCCAGACAAAAATAAGTTGCCAGATGGTGCAATAACCGAACTAGACAAAATGGTTAGCCAAAAGTTAATCAAGTGGCAAGATGCAGAACTTGACTTCTTCACTACAGAAAAAGGCAAGATTTGTGAAAATGAAAGCATTGAAATTTACAATGAGGTTAATGATTCGTTTTATGTAAAAAATGTTGAACGAATTTACAAGGATGTAAGTACAGGATTAATCATTGACCATGATACAGGGTTGGTTTTTGATAAAACTCAACCAGTATTAACAGGTGAGTGCGATATTTTAGATAAAGCTAATAGTCTGGTAATTGACATAAAGACAGCTTATAGCAAAAAAACATATCCATTTAACTTGAAAATTTCAAAGCTGTATGAGTGGCAGTTAAGAGCATACATGTATTTGTATGATGTAAATAACGCTGAATTGGCTTATGTTTTGGTTGATACGCCACACGATCTAATCTCAAAGAAAGATCCTGAACATTGGCACTTTATGCAAGATGTACCACTAGGTTTTAGAGTTTCATCGTTGCGTATTGAGCGTGACGATGAGAAAGAGCAACAAATGCTTGCACGACTATCATTGTGCGAAAATTATGTTATGGAGCAGATAACATGCAAATCAAAGAAAGCTTAATGTTTCCTTTTGTGGTGTGGATGACTAATGGCAGTCATTCACTAGGCGGCAAAGGCAAGAATGTAATCATGAAGCGTAACGGAAAAATTGCAAAGATCATGCTATCAAATAATGATTATTTAGACATGAATGATTATTGCTGTGAACGTTATGCATTATTTCTAAAGCAGTGGTTTAACAATGGTATTTCTTTTATTGAAGATTTGACCAAGCAAGGTGAAATTGAAATAAAGAAATTGCGACAAAGTTCTTATAGGGAGTTGATGAAGTGAAAACTAAATATGATTGGAGTGTTGTTCCCAGTTGGGTAAATTGGATTGCCATGGATTCAACATTTGAAATCTTTGGATTTGAAGATGTGCCTATTGCATTTGATGATTATTCATGGTGTTCAAATGTTTTTGTTGAGCTTGATTTGCACACTCCGAATTGTAATTGGAAAGATTCTTTAGAGGAGCGCCCAAAGTGAAAAGAAGAGAATTTCTCTTTATGATAAGAGAAACTACATGGTATGTATCATATGAGTTTAGTTATTTTGGAACACAATTAGACATAGTTGTAAAAGACTTAAAATTGGCTAATGATTGGTGTTCTAAAAACGTTCCATTAGGAATTAGATATAATTTAAAACTTGAGGAATAGAAATGAATGTAGTGCACATTCTTTTAATTTTCGTGCTTGCTTTGGGTTTAATTGCTTCAATATATATCACAGAATCAATTAAGCGTAAAAAATACCAGCAACGCAAAACAGACGATCAACGTAAATTTAATCCTATTCGTGAAAAACAATGGTGGAAGTAAACATGAACTTAAATGAATTAATTTGTAAAGTTGAACAATGGGCAGAAGATCGAAATATCATTAAAGGATCAAAGCCAATTGATCAAGCTATGAAGCTGTTTAGTGAATTTGGTGAGCTTGCGGATAATGTTGGTAAAGGGCGTGATTGTCGTGATGATATTGGTGATGTGTTTGTAGTATTGACTATCATGACTGCACAACATGGGCATTCAATTGAAGATCATTTAGCAATATGTGGAAAGGGTTACAATCTAAAAGAAACCGTAGTTGAACTTTGTGAAAATCTTGTAATTTTTGCAGTAGCACGCCATCTTGAGTATGAAAAAGAGCAAGAAGCGCTTTCTATGGCTGTATGTTTATTGCAATCAATTGCACTGCAAAATGGCTTTACTTTGGAAGAATGCGTACAAATTGCATATGAAGATATTAAAGATAGGGTTGGGATTTTATGGAATGGTGTTTTTGTGAAAAATACAGATGAAAATTACAATGAGGTTAAATCTATGTTTGAGAAATCATTAGAAAATAACTTTAACCAATATAGCATTTAGCTCCGTTTATTGTTATAGTTATAACAGAACACGGAGCTTTATTATGAAAAATTGTATTATTTGCAACATTGAATTTAATCCAAAGAGGATTGATAGTAAATATTGTTCAGTATTATGCAAAAGAAAGTCAATGTATCTAAAGGAGTGTGGCGGTGAGTTAAAAGGCAGAGGGAAAAACCTACTAGGAATGAAATTTACAAAATTAACGGTTGTTGGTAAATCAAAGGTTCAGGAAAAAGGATCTATAACATGGGATTGTATTTGCGATTGTGGAAACAAAACTTCAGCAAAGACAGCAATATTAAATTTTGGTTATAAAAAAAGCTGTGGTTGTTTGCATGGTGAATCAGCGAGAAGCAAGGAAACAAAAAAAAGAAAACATGGAATGTGGAATACACCAACATATAAGACATGGGTTATGATGAAATCAAGATGTTATGATACAAATAATGAGTCTTATTACAATTATGGGGCTGTTGGCATAACGGTTTGTGATAGTTGGAAAAATTCATTTGAGGAATTTCTGTCTGATATGGGTGTAAGACCAAAAGGAATGACTATTGACAGGATTGATAACTCTAAGGGTTATTTTAAAGAAAACTGCAGATGGCAAACCGCAAAGCAACAAGCCAATAATAGACGAACTAACGTATTTATCATACATGAGGGTAAAAAGATTAGTGTTGAAGATTACTCTAAAATCTTAAATATAACAGATTCGGGAGTTAGATTTAGGTTAAAAAGAGATTTCAAGAGGGTTGGCAATACATTCATAAAAGAATCAGACCCAGCTTATGCAAGTGTAATTAAATCAATTGAGGAAAATTGCCGTGCTTGATAATTTTATCAAATCTCTAGGCTTTCTTGGTGTAGATGCTTCAAATGTTAAGCATCAGCCAGATGAAAAGTTAATGTTTAAGTTTGAAGATGAAGTGGTAGATAAGCATTGGCGTTGTTTTTATGCATTTTATAAAGCTGGTTATAACGATGCATGTAATAAATTTGGCGCTTTTGCAATTCAGGAGATTAAGAAATGAAATGGATTAGTGTTGAGGATGAATTGCCAGTTGATGGCGAGTATGTTTTAGCTTTTATTGATCAGTCGGCAATAGAATGCAGCTATTCAACTAGAATGGGATTTGAACCAATAACACTGCCATCGCATGGCTGTGGTTGTTGTAGTGGTGATGATCCACCAGTAACACACTGGACAAAGTACGAACCGCCGAAATAAAAAAGAAGCCTCATTGCGAGGCTTTCTTTTTGTCTACTGAACTTTGAACAAATCTTGCAAACTTAGTTAATCCAATAGATAGACTTTTTGCATCTTCTGGATGTGCATCAACAAAAGAACTAAACCATTCATTGAGATCAATTTTTGATTCTTCTTTTGGTTTGCACATCTCATAAGCGCCTGCAAAATCTAAAGTTCTCATAGCATAAGCATAAGCATCGGGATTTTTAACAATCACCTTTGCTTGTGCTATTTGCTCATCAGTGCATCCTTGCGATCTTAAAGTCTGCTCGATATTGTTCATTGTATCACCCTGCAAATAAGCAGAATAATATCAATTATCGAACACTATTGTTAGTAGCATTTGATGTTTGACCAACGCCAGCTTGCACACCGAAGTTTACGTTTTGTTGTGTAGCGCGAACTACTTGAACATCATTAGCCAAGTTTCCAACACAAGTTGCAAGATTGGCGAGCAATTGTGCTTGTTGCTGTTGTTGTTGCTGTGCTTGTAGTTGAAGTTGGTTCTGAGTAACAGTTTGGGTTACATTAACCTCAGTGCTTCGAGCGCGAGCCTCTGCGCGATCTTCAGTGTTGCGAAGCTCTGCAATAGTCAACTGTCGGCTGAGGTTGGTAATTTCTTGATCCTTAAGCGCAGCAAGAATTAAATTTGTATTGCTTGCAGCCTGAGCTGAAAGAACTGCCTGAGCGTCTTTAGTTGCAAGAAGATTTTGAGTTCCACTTTGCGCTACGGCTTCACGAGTTGCAGCGGCGCTTTGTAGAACATTTACATTCACACCATTAATGCCATTAGCAAGGTTTAGTTGCCCTGCCACAATAGTGTTTTCTACTTGACCTAAGTGTGATCGGATAGCACTTGTGTTTTCACAACCAGCTAATTGCAAATTACCTTCCGCTTGAAAGATAGCTTGCTTGATATCACCAATACCATCAACAACAGTTGTGTTTTGAATAGCATCAGTCACGCCAGTAATACCAGCAGTAAAGGTTGAATTTGTTACGCACCCCTCGCCGCCCCAGTTGCCACCACGGTTCCAGTCGTTACCAAAGCCGCGACCGCCAAGCATTGCTAATGCAAGCAATCCTAATCCACCATTTCCAAGACCATCACCATAGCCACCAGTTGCGACCATTGCAGGGTATGTAGGTTGAATATTCATTATTTCTTCCTCATGCATGTTAAATACCTTTTAAAGTAGGCAATTATTATTTTAATATGCATCATCTAGGAAAAATCATGCGGCAAGAAATGTCACATAACAGCGTAACAAAGTGTATATATTGTGGATCAATCAAAAAAATTTGTAGTATGTGTGGAAAGACTTTTCTGTCTTTAAGAATCAATCATTTGTATTGCTCATCAAAATGTAGAACAAGAAAACATAGGAAAAATAAAGCCCCTAAATAGAGGCCTTGTAACGCAAATATGTGACATTTAATTCACACACTGGACACAGACAACAACACGAATGTTGTTTTTAATTGAGTGGGCAGTACATCCACTACAAACTACGCAAAGCGCGCTCAAAAATAATAGCGATTTCAGCAATCTTCTGCGCTTTGTCTGTACCATTAATAATTCTCCGTGCGCCTACATAATCTTTTTTGGATTGATAAATGTAATCAGAAAGCTTGCGACCAGTGAACCAACCTTCTTTCATGCCAGTCAAAAGAATTTTAATTGCATATTCTTTTTGTAAGGCATATTCGGGATGATTTACAAAATCAATGCCAAGTTTATTTTTGGCTAGTAAGTAATTTGATAGCCACGTAAGCTGAACGTAGCCACGACCATAATAAAGATGATCTAATCCTTTGTAGACACTACCGTCAATGTCGTAATGTTGACCATATTTTCTACCTTTTCCTTTCCCATATTCTTCAATAGGAAGCATGGTTTTAGCAGTCTCCCACCATGTTGTAGCAAGAATATAAGCACCATTGGGATATGAGATGGACTTATCTTTATCCATCTCACCAACAATAAAGTTAATCTCATTTACTTGGCTTTCATTTAATCGCCCTAAATTATTGCGAATAATATCAAAGCCACCTTTAGTCATTTTCATTGGACTTTACCCTCAAGTAACCATAAACAAGCCGAACAATTAAACATGCAGCACCAAAGCGCGTTAATACCTCAGCGTTTTGAAGATGTCCGCGCATATTCCAGCCCAATACTGTATTAATAAATACAGCGGCAGATCCAACAGCAACCACTAGCATGATGGCATCAACATGCAAAGGGAATTTAATACGAGGATGCACAACAGCAACCATTAATGATAAAAATATCATTAATAGACTAGCGCAATTAAGAAACATCATCATCAAGCTTTACTCCAGTTTTAGACTCTATTTCTACCTTACTACGCTTTTCTATTGCTTTGAGTAACATTTTTGCAAGTGTTATGCCACCCATACCATAAATAAAACCAAAAACTTCGACATAATCACCAGAAGTTAGGAATTGTGCGGTTGGAGTGGATAAAGCAGCACACAATATAACACCAACTACCCAGCCAACAATCCTATCTACAATAGGTTTTCCTGAAGGCGTTAATGCAGTTACGGTAGCTCCAGCAATGCCCATGAAGATAACACCAACATGATCATTCATCCACTCCAGAATTTTGGCTAAAAAATCCACAAGTGATCCTCTATATAAGTTTTACTTATAATAACAAAAAAAGCCCCAAAGGGCTTAAATTGTCAAGAAAAACTCCAATCACCATAAGAAGAGATTATTTTGGTTCTTCCTCCGCTTGTATTTTGAAATTTTATCCATCCACCCAATGTTGTGGTTCTGGCTTGGGTTTTGGCAACACCTCCAATAAGTAAATTTAACCCATTGATATTACATCCATTCCCAATTGTTGATGTGTTAAAATGTAGGCCAATTTTTAATATTCTTAAATCATCAGTGGTATTTATAAAAATAAAATCCGTTGGCGAAATACTTGGGTCTTGCCATATTTCATTAGGCATACGTAGACTCGATGCTGAGTATTGAGTATGCACATAACTATCCTTGGAATTTATATATGTTCTAGGACCTGCTAGAGAAGCCTGTAATAATTCGTTATTAGTGTATGGTATAACACCTGATACACTAGCATCAGATACATGAAACCGATAACCGTCAACCGTATAATTTGACCCAATGTCACAAGTAAATGGAGTAAATCCCACAGTGTGAATATTGTTTATGACAACATTACCTAAAACTTTAGTTGAAAATTCACCATTTAATATACTTGCTATCTCGAAAGTTGAGTCACCAGTCAAAGGGTAAATATTATCAATCTCAACATTAAGTTTTGAGTCTTTGTGCCACGCCAAAGCAACTTCTTGGAATGTGCTTGATAAATATCTAACATTATCAATTTTTACAAATCCAGTGCAATTGCTTGAGCCATGAAACAAACCCAATCCAATGGTTTTTACATTATTAATAATTACATCACCCTGAATATGCATATCAAAGTTTCTATTATCATAACTACAGTAAAAAAATAATCCATTGTCGCAATTTAAAAATTTTGGATTTGATATAACTCCGTTGTAGCCGTTGGCCTGTGGGAATCCTTCGGCGCTTTCTAGCTCAACATCAATTCCAGACTTTGGGAAAGCCCCTGTTATGCCATCACTATCTCCAGCGTAAGACAAAATTGGGTCAATAATTTTAACATTATCCCATGCTGTTAATGATATGCAGTTTCTTCTAGCATGGTCACAAACAGGTCGAACAATAGTGATGTTTTTAGGCAATAACTCTTGATTGCTACCCCACGGCTTTCCTATGTATATATTATCCCCATGGCACTGGGAGACTTTTGGTTCAAATATATAACCATCCGAGCACTCATACAGTGCTATCCCATAACCGAAGCCTTGAGCATCAGAAGATGGGGGTAAAAATGTATTTGAAAGACGATCACCTGTAATTTTTGAAGAAATAATTTTAAAATCACTGATGCGCATACAAAGTAAAATATTGCTTTGGTTTTTGTTTTGGTTGATTTAAATTAATTCTCCAGCTGGAGAATATATCAACCATGAATTATTCCGAATAATAATACTGTTATTTGGAATGCCAAATAAAGTTTGATTAGCTTCTACATAGAATTTATCATCAATAATAAACGGTCTACCCTTAGAAACAGCATAATCGTATCCAGTCTGCAAAGAAAGTGACTGGTCTGCACTTGGGGTGTTTGACTGTGCAAACCAAGATGCGTAATAAACATCCTGATTTTCCATCTCCCACTTACCAACCACTGTTACCCCATTTGATGGTTCAGTTAGGCTAGCATTATATATGTAAGATTTCTGCAATGATTTAACAAATGCAATTTGCCCATCCTTTGGATTATTTATGGAAAGCAAGTCAGGCGGCGTGTCAACTTCTTTTTTTAAGTCCTTTAGTTTCCACCCTGTTAAATCAGAATTTGGGTTGTTTGTATTGTTTGCAACAATATTAACAACTTTTGTCAGACCATCAGACAATACTAATTCAGATCCAATTGGATATCCGCCAATTAAATCTGAATAAGATTGATCAAATTCATATGATAAGCCTTTGTTTAGGTGGACAATGTGTTGGCCATATAAATTAAGAATACCATTAAAATCATTTCTTTCAGGTGGAATACCACCTTCAGAAATCTTCTGTTGGGTAATTGGCGGGAATCCAATATCATTAGATGCCAATTGCGGTTTGCTAGGATCCGTATTGATATTTGGAATTATATTTTTATCACCATTTTCAGCAAATGGTGTTGTAACTAAAGTTGGATTTGTCATATCAATACCCTATTGCAAACCATGAGATATTTAATTGATTGGCTGTGCCATTTCTCAAAATTAGGCCATTTTTGGTCCAAGTTACACCACAGCCAGCATCCGCAAAAGAGTCAAAAGTAACACTATTTAATGTTGCTTGAGCATTTAAACAAATGTTTGGAAATGCAACTGGAAATAATATATTAGCATTCGAGTCGGCATTGACGGGATTAGAGCCCCATTTAAAAATAAACGTAACATCGCCAAGTGGTATTTTTAACCCTTCAATATTTAAATTGAATCTTGACAATATATCGCCAATAACTCTACCCTGTGCTGCACTAAGGGCGGAACCAATGTCGTTACTATTCAAAGAATTAATAACTTTTGTTACACCAGCAGTTGTGCTAGTTGCAGCTGGAACACTACCAGATCCTGCATAAATTGCCCAGTTGGCGCCAGTTCCGTTATTAGGATTGCTTGTGTTTAAATCTATAAGACTAATAAATTCTCTTGTTCCATCATCAGACTGAACAATAGCATCCTTATTATAACCACCATAGTTTGTAATTACATTTTGAGAGAACTTATAGCGATTACCATTTTGACCATATACAGCATTGTCACTTAATGCGTAAAAAATACCGTTAAAATCCTGCCCTTTTGGCGGCTTTCCTCCCGCCTCAATTGGCGTGAAAGTAATAGCCTCCCAACCTGTAAGCCAAGTTGCATCTTGCGGATCCTGTCCAGTCTGCCTTGCTTTTTCAATAGCATTTTTAATGCCATTCACCGCGAATGGAGCGGGAATAAAAATAGGGTTAGCCACTATAGAAAACTCCATTGTTAAAGTTGCTTAGTTCTGAATTGTTAAAACCAAGGGTTCTATCCACATCAATCTCTTTGTATGAGATACCAACTCCACAGGGTTTTGGTAGCATATCTAAGCCATATACCACTAGCTTATCAAAATCTGTTAATGAAAACTCAAAAACATATTCGGCAGACATATGCCCTATAATATTGTAATAAGCTCTACGCCCACCAAAAACCATAAGCAAGAACTGATTAATATTTAAAGCAGTTGCATATAGAATATTTTTAGCTGCCTTAATGATAATTAGCTTTCTAAAGTCTTCATCTGGAAGCTGATAAGATGAAAAAGCACCACCATCAGAAAATGGAAATGTGTTAAATGGTTGGAATGCTGGATCAAAGCCAAAATATTTAGAATTTGGATCAACCATTGGAACGTTACGAGATACGCCAACCTTTTCAGCCCAAATATCCAATCCAAAACCTTTTGCGGTTGATAGGCTATAAACATACTTATAGAAATCCTCAATAAAATACTGAGGATCGATTGCATCATTAATACCCTTAATCAATGCCAATATCGTAGGGCTATTGGCATATTGAGTCATAATTGTATTTTTAATATTCTGCATTAGCTTTCCTCAATAGAAATTCTAAACGCATTCAAAGATGGGAATTGATCAAGCCCTATTGGTAACTCATCCAGCCATGTTGTGCCATTAAAACTAGCCACAATTCCTTTTAATCCTATTGAAGGAAGTCCACAAATAAAAGATGCTGGAATAACATTTTTATTAATTCTAAAGCGATTTTCACCAGATGCAGAACTTTGCAAAATATGATTTTTCACTTCTGATTCAGTTGCAAACGAGATTGTAGATCTATCCTGTACAATAACCTTAATGTAAATATCTTTAAATTCAGGCCGTAAAATTTTAATTGGATATGTTGGCGGTGTGTGATCATAACCGTCTGCGATTACAGTAACGTCCGTATTGCCATTCCAAGAACAACCAGTGCCAGCTTTAATAAATGCAGCTTTTGCCACATCGTAATCATTTCCACCAACCACAGAAACAACAATAGAGTTGCGAATAGCTGAATAATTGGTAACACCAAAAGTCACAGTCGCATCAGTAGGATTTGAAATAACATAAGCGTCTACAACATCACGTACAGCTAGTACAGCACCTTTTGTTGCTTCATCTGTCATTTTTGCATTAATAGCTACTGACTCTTTTCGGCGAATATTAAAATCAACACGGCTTTCTTCATCATAACCCATCACCGCACTATCCTCATTGTAGACACGATCAAGGCCATTTAATGCAGTTGGGATAATAGTAATTGAGTTTGGTAGCGCCTCAATTGCTCCAGCAATCTGACAAATACATTCAATTGTTACTTTGCCATCAACACCAATGTTGTAAGATCCAACTGTCGACCAATCTCTACCAGCCACATCACGAACAACAAAACCCTCTGGAATTGTTGCGCCAGATAAGCCCTCAAATACAACAGGGCACACTGATTTTGTAGCAAGTTTACGAGTTAAGAAATATAGCTCAGCAATAGCATCTTGCCAAATACCAGATGCATAGCGCGGATCAAATTGATTACCCAGAGAAATCAAATTGTCGTATGCATCCTTGATCATAGCCGTCCATGACGTTACAAATTGGTATTGAACTGTGCCTTGCACTCTTGAGACATTACCACCAAAAGCAGCATCAACCATCTGCCACAGGCCGTCACTAATTTCTTGTGTAGTCGGGGCTACATATCCAACATCTGTTATTTCAATCTTTGGGATCATAAACCCACCGTTCCACTAAGGTTTTGTTCGTTTGTAAATTCGATAGCACCACGTAAAAGACGGCTTTCACGTTCTAATGGGTATAGTTTAACATCAACCGAGACAACACCATCAACCAACATTGAACGATCATATAAGTGACGCTGATATAGAGATATAGGATATCCGGATTTTCCTAATATAGACTCTAAATACGGGATGCCATCAGTTTTATTGAAATAATCATCGCCATAAAAAACACGGCATGATGATGCAATATCTTGGGCTTGTTGGTATGTGTCGGTAGCAATGGCAATATTACCTTGCGTATCCAAGGTTAAATCCCACGTATCAGGGCGTAAAAATAATGTTTTCATTCAATAACCCCTAGTAGCTTTCCAAAGAATACCAATGTAAAAAATATGGCAGTAGCAATAACCATATTTCTAGCAATTGCCTGAACAGCAAAAGCCGTAACAAAACCACAAAATATTAGAAAAACTTCATATAAAGTCATTTTGGTTCGCCTGTATCGCTAGGGCCAGTTTGTACGCCACCATGTCTATGTGTAAATAAGCTAATAGTTTTTGCAATAACATCGGTTAAAGATTTGATAACACCTGAAGCTGTGAAGTTACCAGTCGCCTCAATTTCTGGAGCATCAAGAATAATCTTTGCTTTAGCCTTTATCTTAACATTATCACCATCAAACCATATATATTGATCAGGTGTTTCTTTAGACCAGCCACCAAAAAAGAAAGCATCTGATTCTTGAGCGATTCTAAATACATTCATTGACGCCTTAGATCTATTTCTTTTTACAAGAGATATATCCCTGCTTGCAAAAGAACAAAAACCTATATCGCCTTCTTGTGGATCAGTAATGACGGCATTCTTGCCGCCTTGCAGCCTAAAATATGGCACATTGTGAATAATGGCTTGCTCAATGTTTTCATTGTCTGCTGTGATACGCATAAGCATTGGTTTTACAGATACAAAACCAACAGGCCCAACACCACCACTTTCAACGCCAACAACTTCAACAACCTCACCAAAGTTTAGGCGTGACAAAATAGAGATAACATTTTGTTGAAACTCAGCACCGCCGCCAAGTTGATTAATGTTGTATAGACTAGCGTTGGACTGCTGCATCTTTAGAATCTCTCCATGTTGCATTTACAGAACTATGCCATTTACCTTGTGGAATATTGGCCTCTAATGTTGAGACAAGACCATATATACGCCAGTCTGCATTAGCAATTTCAATTAAGCTATCTTTAATGGTGATGATGCCACCAAACTTAATCATTGGATCATATAAGCAATTAAACGATATGCCGCGCTGGTCTGGCTCTGGATATCCATCTAATGTTCTGTTTTTTGGTGTAACTATAGGTATCTTAACAGGTCTAGCTGTGCCTTTCTTGCAAATCACGATTAAGCCTTGTTCAACATATAAATCGAAGTCGCACATATATGCCAGCTTCTCAATTTTTTCTAAATTAGATCCATTTAATGATGTGTCTGTCAGAATATGACTTGCGCCATTATTCTCGAACTGATAGCCCATATCTCTAGCTAAGAAGCTAATGATTTCGGCAGCATCTACTTCTTCACCTTTTGGAATAGTAAATGGTGGTGTAGCTTTCATTTTTTCAACTACTGCCATCTGACTTGTAATTACAAGTCCAACGTTTGGCGCAGCATTCATATTAATCGTAGCAAAAGTAATATTACCTTCATAGGCTTTAGTTAGTTCCCCACCCTGTTCCCCTACTTCAATTTTTACTGTATTTAAGATTGCACTCATCGTATTCCACTGGACACGAAATAAGGGAGCCATAGAAGACATTGGCAAACCATAAATAGTGATTTGTGCGGTAGGGGATATAGCGCCATTGCCGTATGTAATATTTGTTGATATGGCTAATCCAGTAGATTGAAGCCTATTATCACCTTGAGCGGTAAATGTTTTTGTTCCATCCGCTAAAGTTAATGTAACTCGTATAATCTTTTTACGCATGAAAAAGCCCTCATATTAAGGGCTATTTTATCACAATAAATTTATTTATCTTCTTTTAGCTTTTCTAGCTTATTTTCGATAACTTCAAGAACATCAGATCCAATTTTTTGAACTCTATCATTAGTTGCTATTTGCTCTATAGCATAAGCACCCGCCATAATGTAAATCGTTTTTTCAGATGGGATTAGTATTGAAATTAATCCAGACAAGAAACATACAATTGATAATGAAATCATTAATCTTTTGAATAGCTTTCTATTTTTTGGAACTTGTTCATTATGTTCTTTAATCTCATCTTCACTTTCCCATGAATAAGATTTATGTTTTTTATTTAAAAACTCAAAATCTTTTACAGAAATTAAAACAAAAAGTCCAGCCATAAGTACAAAAGAAAATGTTAGTAATGCAAAAAAACCTAAAATAGCAGAGACGCCATGAGATATATTTGCTAAATAAACCAATAAAGCTAATTTCATTTTTAAACCCTGTTTGAATTGATATAATCACTATATCAATTCGCTACAGTAAATGCAATAGGGTTAAACTTCATCTGTCCAAATTAATAAATATCTTGTGCCAAGCAAATCATAAGTTGGATCACTATTGCCTTCAATATCTACAAATACAAATCCATGACCAAGATAAGTACGATCAAGGCAAACACGATTAGCCAATACAAGACCATCAGTTCTATTAGATAAACTGATATAAAGCTTGCCAAGTCTATCATTAATAGTGATTTCCCATGTTTCGCCATTTAAAGCGGTTGTAAAAAATTGGTTCGGTAGCGCTGCCACTGGTAATTCATATTGCATATATCACCCGAAAATATCTTGTAAAATACTTGTACGTGGTTTAGATTCTTTAGCCCCACCATCTACCGTATTAGCATCGCTTGGATTTTTAACTTCTTCAATAGAATAATCCACTTTAGCTTCTAGCACTTCTTCAAGCGCAACATTGATTGTTAACATTGTTGCGCCATCTTGGGCGGTTCTTGCATAGGTAAACCCTGTGATCTGGTAATTCAGATAAACCACCTCTGGACTAACAATATTAAAGCCAATAGTGGATTTTTCGTAGAGCTTGATTTGAGTCAATACCGAGCCACGCTCAAGTGGACCACCACTACCTTTTAGAAATTGAACAACACAGCTTGACGGCATACTCACTTTGTTGTATGAGGCAAATGCCCCTTTCTCTACTGGGTATTTTGCAATATCGGAGTTTGACTGATATTCCAATGCAGCAACACTATCTACCTGAAGAATAGGAAATCCAAAATCATTAAATATCCCCCATACTTTTCCAAAAACGCCATTAATTAAAGCAGCGCCGCCAAGTGAAATACCAACATTTGTTAATACTTCTGGAGCTATGAAATTTGGAATACTTGGCATACCGTCCATACATTACTCCTTAATTTGTTGCGTTTCTGAATTGATAGAATTGATCTTGTACACCTTTTGCTAAATCTTGGCCCGTGCCAGTCATTGTACTTGAAGATGTATTAATGGTTACATTGCCAATAGAAACATCTGTTTTATTTGCAGCAGCCGCCATAGGGGCATTTTGCTTAGCGCGACTTAAATCAATGTAATCATTTTGACGTATAGATTGCTGAGCATCTGTAGTAGCCTCAAAATAAGTTCTTTGGTGTGCTCTAAAACTAGGGTTTAAAACCATTTCACCCTTTTCGATAACGCCATTCTTATTAGAATCCCACACCTTATTTAACTCATACTCTCTCGATCCTTTTTTGTAACCATAACCAGTTACAGCACCATACACATCACCAGTAGTATTTTTTCCTTCATTTCCAGCTTTAAACCTAGAGCTTCTTTCCTTAAAGTACTTTTCAACATATTGCATTTGTTGATCAAAAGACAAAGACCCAAACTGATCACGCGACATTCCATAATACTTACCCTTAGTTCCTCCAGTTCCAGCCATAAATTGAATTAGACCTGTGGCTGAAGATTTTGGATTTCTTTTGTTTGGATCAAATGTGCCACCAGTCTCAAAAGAAATCACCGAAGCCAAGTCATTAGGATTGACACCAATATTCCTAGCCACTTTTGAGATTGCTGCTGCTTTTTCTGGAGTAAATGCTTTTGAGGAGTATCCTTGCTTGCTTGGCAATTGTGTAGGTTGTTCACCGCGATTAATTAGATTTCCAGCCGCATTAGCCAGTGTTCCTTGTGCTTGACCAGTCAAGTCATCAACAACTCCAGCCACATTAGATCCAAACTGCTTAATCATAGACCAAGCTTGTGAGCCAGCGCCTTTAAAGTCGCCACGCAATAACTTTTGAATAATTTCGGCATATCCGTTTAAGGTTGGAATGGCACTACTCATTAGCTCTTTGGTTAAGTTCTTAAATGCATTTTTTAGGTTATCAGTTGACAGGGTAGAATCGTCAATGTATTTACGGAATGCGCCCCAATCAAATAGAGACTTACCGCCTTCAGCCCATGTTTTGTAATCATCATAAAGCAAGCCAAATGCAGCTCCTAGCGCACCTACAACCAAAATAAATGGAGCGAATGGCGCAATAAATGCAAGAGTAGCAATAGTGGCTTTAGCTAAAATAGGGATTAGGATTGCGCCAACTACAAAGGCAATTCCTTTGAATACAGCTTGTACAGCCTTTTGATGTTTTTGCAGATACTCAAAAATACCTAGTGCAACTTCACTGAGTTTCACAAATAGCGGAATGATAGCATTAGCCATCATCGTTTTAAGGGACTCCCAATGCTGCCCAAGTAAGGCGCGGTTTTTGGCTAATTCACGACTTGCCTTTAATTCTTCTTCCGATGACTTGTACATCTTGCTTTGATATTCAAGCATCTTCTCCATTTCTTTACGGCCTTGAACAAGGGTGTTAAATGTACCCTCGTCAATTCCCATTTTAGAAGCGATAGAAAACGCTTGCTCACGATCCATTTTAGAAAATGAATCTGCAAGATCTAACATTACATCATCGGTTTTTCTGGCTTTACCTTGAGCGTCCACCATAGAAACATTAAGCGCATTCATAAATGGCAGAAGGGTAGTATCCCCCATGACGATAAAATCATTAATCCCCATGTTTAAGGATTTAATTGATTCTGTCATTCCTTGAGCTGAACCACCCATCGCCCCAGCAGCGCCTTGCCAATTCTTGATAGTGCTAGACGACATGCCTAGATTGCGTTCAAGATGATAAAGCTCATCGTTTAAACGCTGAACTTCATCAATCATCTTGGCAACGCCAGTGGCAACAGCCATTACACCAAACCACCTAGCTAGTGTTTTAGTGACGTTACCAACAACCTTATCAGTTTCACTAACAGATTTGTTTAAGTCATCATTGGTTTTTTTGGCTTTTTCGGCTTCACGGTTATATTGTGAGCCGTCTAGCCCAAGCTTTACTATGATCGACTCAACAATATTTTCAGCCATTTTTACCTCTTATCTTGACTAGCAAGAAATTTAATCTTTTGTTCATTGTACGTGGCTACTTGCTCGATTTCTATAATCCTCATCGCACCCTCAAGACCTATGCATGTATTCAATTCATGATAAGTGCATAGTTTGGTTTGCAAAGCACGGTAAACTGTTTCTGATACATTTAATGGCTTTGCAAGAACGCCATCTTTTAGGGTTTGGTTTGACAGAGGATCAAAAGAATAATCTAGTTCGAGGTTTCGCCTTGTTTTAAAAAATCAAGATGCAAGCCAATCACTTGAGCAGCCAAGAAAGTAAAATTTTGCATATCTTGAATTTCTTGATCCCAAATACACATCCGCTCTTGACCGCCTTTAGGTACGATCTGAACACACTTATCAAGCAATTCAAACTTTAATCGGCGTGATTCTTCTGGTTTGATGCGACCTAGGATTGAGCCAATAGCAGCGCCAATTTCAATCATCCCCGCCATGCTTTTTGTATCAAGATTCATGACATTGACATTCTTTAAATCCATTCCCGCAGTTGCAGCATGATAAAACAATTCATGTGCCCATTCATCAGCCTGAATTGCTGGCATTTCAGTAATTAAAAATGTTTTCCCTTTGTCACGACCACTTTCAATCGTTACTGTTTTTTTCTTTAAGCCATTACTCATTTTTACACCCTAAAATTAAGAAAGGGGATTACTCCCCTTGTTGGTTAGTTGGTTTCTTCGATGCCATCTGACACAAAGTTAAACTGATATGTATGACCAGCCAAAAGCTGAGCAATGCCAGTGCCGCCAGATTTGACAATCATCGGGCCAGAAAAGTTTTGTCTGCGCTTAACCGATGGATATGAAACTTGGATTTCACATAGACGTGATTCCATGTTCTTAATATGGTCATTATAAACATTTTCCATAACCATAATGGACTTACTGTTAGCTTCCAAAGAAACAGTTACAGGAGTTTCGTGCGGGATAAAGCCAAAAGATTGCTTACCATCTACACCTATGCGGCTTTGAGCCAATGTAACATCAGCCAAGCTTAAGAATGCATCAGATTGAGCACCTTCTAATTGAATCCAGTTGTCATAAATTCCAGCACAACGAAAGAGAATTACACTATTCGCGGCTGTAATCGTATTTGGATTATGACCCATTGCCATAGTTTAATCCCCTTATTGAACGTTTGTAGCAGTAGTTTCAAGACGCTGTACGCTTGAACCATCTGTATAGAAGATTTTACGAATAGGCGTGCCACGCTCAATACGAACCTGTGTAGAAGGTTGTTGAATCGAAATAGCCCAGCCTTTTGTAAATAATTGGCTTACAGCATCAAAACCAGCTTCTTGATTGATCTGGAACTTTTGAGCTTCAGATAGCTGAACGCCAGCTTGAATGCCACCAAAGTTAATACCTTGCTTAATTGGACCTCTCAAATAAGCCATTTGAGTTTCCTTGCCAATATCGTTATACGGAATTGTTCCTTGAGAACGCAACATATTGATATCAGCAAGTTGTACTTGTGACGCAAAGAAAATCCAAAAGTCTTGGTTATCAATCCATTTGAATTTACCAGTTACAGCGCCAATTCCAGCCATTTGAAAGCGATCGTTTGCAGTAGCCCAAGCGCCGTAAAATGAGCAGCCTTTAGACTTAAGCAAGTTTGCCTCATCTTCATCGGTTACTTCAGCAACAAGACCAGCTTGACTACGGAACATTGTAGTAGTTCGACCGTTTGTTTCTTCATAGTTTACAGATGCAGAAACACCACAGAAGAACATTGCTTTTTCAAATGCGCCATATAGCGGAACAATACCTTCAGTATTTTCTCTAGCCCACACAGGGAAATCTAAACCGCTTTGACCAAGCCATAAAGGATCCATAGACCATACATAAAACTTGTAGCGTGAATTTTGTTGAGTCACCCAAGATGAAAAAGCACGATATGCAGCTTCATCCATTGTGTCAGGTGAATAGGTGAAGTTCACAAAGTTCTTGCTAAACTTTAATGCACGTTTTGCAGCGGTTTCAGCGCTATCAGCAAGTACATCATTATCAAGTGTAGCGCCAGTCTCTTGAGTAAGCTTTAATGCAGCAGCAGTTGCGCCACTAGCAAAGCTTAATGTTGATGTAGCACCAACAGAGCCAGAGCTAATAACAAAGCCTTTAACAGTTGACAGGTAAACACAAGTAATTGTTAAAGCTGTAGAAATAACCGCAGCCGCATCACTCAAACTGTTAGCAGTAGATAGGTCAATAGTTCCAGACTTTTCAACACCATCAACAACCACAGATAAAGTACCAGTAATTGCTTTGATTTGCTCAATAGTTAGGCCAGAAACATCACCACCAATCAAAGAAGCAGAATCATCTTCTTTATTGTATTTGCTGATGAATAGTGAATTTGGTCGAGTAGTTGCGCCCTCAAAGCCATTAAAATAAACTACTGCGCCTTTGTAAGTTTCGCTTGTCAAACCATAATGTTGACCAACAAGTGAGGCGGTTGTGTATTCAAAATTTGGGTAAACTGCGCCACTAACAAATAGCGTAGTGTTTAACCCTAATGGATTTCCACCGCCACCAATTACGGCAGGGTAGACAGCGGCAATATTATCCGCTGGAATTGAATCAAACATTGTTTAACTCCGTTGTAATGTCAGATGCATCTGACACTATATTAACTGTTTTTTGATACTTTGTATTGTATTGCAATTCAAGGTCTAGCATAAAGCGCAATTCATACAAACCCGCCTCATTCACAAAACTTAAATCTCTAACCATTGGGGTAGATAGTGGCACGCAGTTTTGCAGAATATCCGTAGTATATATTGTATTCCATAGTGTTGACACTTGTTGTGCACGATCAAATGCAGATTCACCGTAAAAATCTAGCTGCATGATTCCTTGCATAGAATTAAAGATAATTTGCTGGTCACCCTCATATTCAATAGAATGCTGATCTAAGTGACGACCATTTCTATAAGTCATGATGATGGCATTTTTAGGAATAGGGTTTAAGTTGTTATATCCCTTGATCACCGTTGTATCTGTGTTGAGTAATTCAAACGTAGTAAGCAGATAGCTACGCATATCGGCATAAAGCGTATTTAATATATTCATGGCTCGAATACCCCTTGTGTAAATGGTTTAGCTTCAGATCCATTAAAGCCAAAATAACGGGCATCATGTGGCGACTCTTTACCAGTATTTTGAACCAGTACTTTTACCCATCCACGATAGTTATTTTCACCTTCTACAGCAATTTCCTCCGACCATGATTCAATAACAGCTTTAACTTGCCATTCAGTCGGAAATTCTTCACCGTACGGATTCATAACAATAATTGACGTGCCCTTATTCATGGCTCGTCTAATTGCTGGGATCATACCATCAGCATAAATTGATAAGAACTGACCTTGTTGCCCAGCAAAACCAAGATGCTCTAAGGTCTCGACATCCATTGACTGAGCCTGAATAATTTTAGGCTGTACTAAGTATTGCGGTATTTGATCACCATAATCATTTACAGTGTATCCAGTGCTAACCTTTAACAATGCTTCAATATTATTATTGACCGCACTTGTTAGACCGTTTGCTATTTTTCTTAATGCTAAGCCCATAAAAAAGCCCTATCGTTTGATAGAGCTATTTTAGCATTTAAATTCATCTTATTTCATATTTCCACAATTCTTGATGATAAATCAAGATTGATTCAGCATAAGAAGTTATACACTTATCAATATCGATTGAACCACATATATTTGATTCCATATTTTTAAAATTCTCAACTGCACCCAAAACTAAATCATTAAATCTTTTTTCATTAAAATCTATGTGAACATATGCAGCCATGCCTACAATTTTCCTTCCACAATCTCGTACTTTATTGAATCTCTCATCAACGAGCTATCGATAAGGGGCTTGTTAAATCCTTTGGCTTTCACAGTGGATGGAGCATTAGGAGGATCTGACCACATGGTTATGGAGTATTGTAAGTCTCCTTGCATCTGTGTGCCCACAAGGCCCAAAATCTTATTTACATCATATCCAGCTTTAGCAGCCTTAACAGCTAAAACAGACCAATTCTTTTTTTGCTCTTGAACTGTGGTTCTAATAAAAGCACGGCTGGGAATGTTTTTCCAACCATACTCATTTTTATATGCCGCAGTAGCAACGCTTGTTCCATCTGGATATTTAGACCCAGCCATAACGCCAGCTTTAACATGCATTGGTTTTTGAATTAATAGTCTGTTTAGGGCTTGATCCAGTGAGCCTGTGCGCTTTATAGACAAGAATCACCTCCACATGTTAAAAACCCGATCTTCATCAAAATAATAATTGGTAAGCATATTATGCTACACATCAATAAAACCACAAAAAACACTTTTATTGACTTTCTTAAGTGAAACACAATTCCATTGGCATAATAAAGAGAATAATCCATAAAAAAATTCAATACGCAAACACACCAAGAGATTAACAAAATTATAAGAAATAACGTAATCATAATTTACTCCCAAAATAAAACCCATCAGGCCGATGGGCTATATCAATTAACTAAAATCACCTTGCACTTGTATATTGCTAGAGCTTTCTGCATTCAAGATATTTGAAATATAGTTTATTTCCTTTTTTGTGGTTTCTACACGATTTTTAAAATCACTTGTAATCGCACTTTCGTGATTATTAATTTCTTCATCTAAAACCAATGCTAAGTAAATAAACTTAAATAACTCTCCAAATTTAACTTGATATCTTTTGTACTTGTACTTTTCCCCATTCTCCAAAACAAGGTAGTCATTTGTTGCATCCGCTTGCCCATATGGCTTTTCATCACCGTTTTTACTTCCACCAAAAAACACAGGGTTATTGTTTACTTGAATAGTAAACATATTTCTATAAATCATTTCCACTTCTCCTATAAAAGTAAACCCATCATAACAGATGGGTTCGCTTTAGTAAATATTTATTGAGATTAAAGATCCCAGCCTTCTGAGCTAATTCCATATCCGTCAATCATAATTAACCCCAAAAGTTAAAAGGTGTTCTAAAACGACTTCTACGAACTGGCATAGGTGCTTGAGCAGACACCCATAGAGCCGATCTATATTTAGAAGTCCATGCATAGAATTTAGCCCCGTATGGCGTTTGATTGAGCCATTGAGCTAAAGCAGTCGGGCTACTTAGGTAATCAGTGCTAATTGACACACTACCTTCTGTAGCCGAACTGATACGACCAACTAAACCAGTATTTCCCTCATTGATCCTGTCTTGCAATGCAGCTTGGTGAGCAACCAAAAGATAAAAGAATTTCTTTCGATCTTTTAAGCCGATGCAAGAGCTTTCAGTATTATCTAAAACAGTATTTTCAACTTCTTCAAAAAACTGAGTTAGCTGTTCATCCGTGAACTTTGAAAACTGCGGAAATGCAGCCTTAAAAGCAGCAGGATCAAAGACGAAAACATTAGACATTGTTAGCCCTTATTCTGGTGTAACTTCTTCTTTTTTAGCGCCAGCTACTTTTTCCAACTCGGCAGGAGTTTTTTGCTCTAAACCAGTCTTTTCGTTTTTAAGCTCTTTTGCCTGAGCTTTTGCATTAGACTCTGATTTAGATTCAAAAATAAAGCCATTTGCCACAATAGGATGTTTAGAGTATTTAGAACGCCAAGCATCCCAAAAACTTTTATCAACATCGTTTGTAATGCCAATAGTTTCACCCTTTTCAAAGAAAACAAAACCTTCTTGTGATTGAGTACCATTAATATTTACAACAGTTCCATTCACTTCCATTTTTAAATCATTTGGTAAGCGACTTGCTAGAATTACAGTTGCCATCGGTTAGACCTCTTATAAGATAATTTGATTATACATCATTTCTTAATCTTCACACATAAGATGTGGATCGTCTATTAATCTTCAATAAAATAAACAATAGTACAAAAGAATGTGCCTAGCTCAGTTGGTGTATTTGCGATTTGTATATCACCATTAGGATTTACAATTAATAATCTAGATTGATAAGTGCTTTGCCCAGACGGAACAAAAGCGGCAGGGAACGTCATAAACACACTAGGTCTTCTTCCTTCTGGAATGTTACCTAAAAATATATTCATACCTTCTGTGGTGCTTATTGTTGCTGAGAAATTAGAAATAACCAAATTACCAACCCTACTAAAATCACCTCCAATTGGTGATCCAGCAGACCAGTTTTGATTATAAGAAAAACTAAGCGCCTGCCTATTAATAACAGAACTCAATCCACCTTCAATCTTATTTAGATTTTCAGCACTAATAGGTGTTTCATTACTTGGAAGATCTTTCCATTCTGTAGGAATATATTGCATTTCGCTTACTCAATAAAAAAGGCATCATCTAAATGATACCTTCTTTTTTATCATTGTGGGTATAAATCCAAACTAGGATATAGATCACTAGCAGGAAATAACCCTTGATTAGGGCGTATCGTCATATTGCGCCAAGCGGTTAGCAACAAACATTGGATAGTAAATGATTGCGCTAATAGTTGCTTGAGAGCGCTTCTGTAAGAAACCAGAAGTTTTAACTTCAACCGCATGTGTGCGTAATTTATCAACGAACCCAAGATCAACGGTATTTTGCCCCATGTATGAGTCTAAAACCAATTGAAGCTTTTCACCAGCAGCAGTTGAATACTCAGGCACAGCAACGATTTTAAGATTAGTGAAAATCTCTTTGATTTTGCTCAAAGCGGTAAAACCAAACTCGTTAGGAGTTAAAAGCTTGGAGCGCATTTTAGGAGATACAATCCAAGTTAAATCATCGGTTTCCTGAACAATACCATTAGACTGTTCTACCAATTGAATAAATTGAGCTTGGAACTCATTAAACAATTGAAGAGTAGTCATTGTTGCCCAGTTGCCGCCAACACTATCAGCAAGCAAGTCAGGATCGTTTAGAGTGCCGTAGTTTTTAAGGCCCTTAACACCATATAAATACACAGCGTTTTGAGTCTTATTTAACGTTAAGCTGGTTGCTTGAATTTGACGTTCAACTAAACTAAAACGAGCAGCCGCAGCGCGTTCTTGTGCAATCTCACCAATTTTAATATTGGTTTGGTATGCATAAGGCTGACGGTATTCGTAGTTTTCGTTGTTGTTTGACATACCATTGTCATTAAAATCGCCATAACTAGACGTTTCACCATACAATTCAAATGTCGGGATGGTGATGTTGGTTGTTACGCGATCACCAAATTGCTTCTCTTGGAACGCTTCAGCAATACGGATTGGAGCAGTAACATACTCAATCCATTTTGGAGACAACCAATTGGTAAGCATCGCAGGAATACCAGCGTTGGCAGAAGTTTGTGCCACACCACCAGTGTATTCATCCATTGCAATGATTTTAGCATCCAAAGGGAAATTGGTTCCCAATGCTTGGTTGATTGCCGCAATATCGGCGCTTGATTTGATATCGATCATTTATTAGCTCCTTATTGCGCCGTGATCTTAAGAACTGTACCAACAGGGCCAGAAGATGCAACAGTAAAGTTGGTTTCTGTGTGTCCTGCAACAGTTGCTCCAGCAGCATCAGTTTTAATGGTTCCATCTGTATCAGATGCAAAAACTTTTTGACCAACAGTTGCTACTGTAGTTGCTTTTACGAAAAAGTCGCCACGGTCATAAGCACTAACAGGTAAGCCACTTGGAATGGTCATTGACCATGGACCTTGCCAGTCAGTGATGACAGCAATATTTGTATCACGCTCAAGAAAACCAATTACCCAATTAGTTGTATTGGCAGGCTTAGCATTTTGAACTGTTCCGCCAACTGTATCGCACCAAGCAAATCGAGCAATTACAGCGCCATTAGTTCCAGCAACAAATTGTTCAACGCCAGCCAATGCAGTGTGAGACACACCGATAGAGGCAAATGTTCCAACCACACCAATTGGCGGGTTTAGGTTTACTGTTTTTTGAAAGCTCATCTAATGCGCTCCTTAACGGTATTTGTTTAAAAGTGTGCTAACCGATTCACTAACTTTACCTTTAGGCGCGTTAGAAGCTGAATCCATTGCAATACCACCAGTTTTTTGAGCCTTAACCAAAGCAGCAAGGCCAGCAGTATTAATGCCTTTTGTATCTACGCCTTTTTGTTTAAGTGCATATTCATAGACAGCATGATCAGATGAGAAGCCATCTAAGGCAATTTGACCAACTAAAGGCTCAACTTCACGACCAGCCTTAAAGATGTTCATAATGCCACCACGGATTTCGGCAGCATCCATAGCCATATCTTGAGCTTGTTCTTTATCACGCTCACGATCTTTTTCTTCGCGCTTTTCACGCGCTTTTAAGCGCATAGCTTCAGATTCATTGTCTTTGTCGGCTTGAGTTTGTTTATCTTCCTCATCCTCTACAATTTCAACATCTTCTTCATCTTCTGCCTTTTTGTCATCATCCTCATCTTCGGCATCAGACTTTTTATCATCTTCATCAAGGGCCAATGCCTTATGAACCGCCATAATGGTTTTTTTGATGTCTTCGGCAGAATCCATGCCTAATTGCTCGCGCAACTTGGCAAGGCCACCTTTCTTCATTACAATTTTTTTAGCCATTAATTGACCCTCTATACTGTCAGCGATAATCGCATCACTTCCGATTCTACCACGCTCTACGATAGCAACGTGATTACCTTCTATCTCACGCATAATACCATCATAAGGCTCACCATTAAAAGTACCCGATGTCATATCTGCAACATAGGCATACCCAGCAGATAATTCACCTAATTTCTTACTTTCAATGTAGTCAATCCCTTCCTGTGTTGTTACACGAATTAATGACCAAACCCGACCATCTTCATCCATCTCGAATTCCGACCCGATAGCTCCAATTACAGAGTCAATTTCTGGATTATTGGCATCAATAGGAGTGTGGCGAATGAGAAGAGGAATAGCTGCAAATGTATCTAAAGCCTTGCGTAGTTCTTCTGGATCACGCAACAGGTTATATGTTTTATTTGGATCTAACCCCAATTCTTTCCAACGCGGGATAGATGAACCCTTGTAAGGATTAACAGCAGCCTTAGTGATTACTGTGCGCTTAACAACTAAATGCCCATTGTTGTCATAATGACGCATCGAATCCATTGCATGCTCTGGCTCTTTTTTTTCTTCATCAAGCCATTCATTAAACAATTCTTCAAGCTTGTCGAAATCGGTATCGGTTGCCATGCCAGCTTCACGATAGGCAATAGCAATCGCTTGATCCTTTGGTTTACCTGAGTCAATTAGCTCTTTAATGTTCCGATGTATTACATCTTGTGATTTACCTTTTTCTAAAGGCATTTTGATCACCCCATATCAGTTTTCTTGATTATAGTTTTATTTTGGGCAATAAAAAAGCCCTCAATGAAGGGGCTTTGTTTTAAAGGATGTGTGCATCTGTTCTTGCCCAAGGGTCAGAATCAAAAAATACCCTATAATACGTGCAAAAGAACCAACATTTCTTTATGGTTAACTCCCCACACCACCCTTTACGCTTAACATAAGCTTTGCATTCAAAATAATTTTTAAAAAAATTATTACCTATTTTTAAATAAGTTATTCCTGTATATTTATTGCTCATGTAATGCGTCGCACCATCTGGAGCATTGGCGCGGATTTCTTCAATCATTTTAAATTTCCTCCAATTCTGATTGTCTTGTAAACTTATCAAGAATCCATTCTTGGAAGCAATTAACCCACGCATACAAATTCCCATCAATTATTTTGTAATACATGTATCCAGTAAAATAACCAACATAATATTTGTGTTTGTGTGTTGCATCTTCTGGAACTTTTGATCCTATTTCTTCATATTTCATCACCTCATCACAATGGATGCAATATAGCTTTTAAATAGCCAGTTGTATTGATATTCGTGTTGGCATTTAATTTCAGTCATTGCTTTCACCCTTGAGCGCTTGCTCTAAATCCACAGTTAATATCTTGTGAATATCACTATTTGTTTCTCCAAGATAAAAATCGTCAAATTCATTTCCTATATAATCTATTACCTCATTAATCTTTTCTTGCATAATGTCTATTCGCTTTTGCAGCTCCTCCACTTTCGCTTGCTGTGCCTTCCATCCGTCTTGGAAAGCTTCGTAACGAGCATCAATAAAATCGTTGTTGAATGTATCGAATGCCTCTTCATATCTTTCTGAAATAGGTTTACCGCCAAAGTTCGAATATTCGCGCATAAACCAGTTAATGAACGCTTCTAGTAACTCATTATTCTTATCCATCTCAAACATCCTTAGCTTTGCAGTTTGGCGAAATGTGTTGGCTCATGTCTCGGTCATCGCCAATGTCTTCGATTTGTTTTGTGTCAATGCGGTGGCCTGCTGCCACTTCTTCCTTCTTGGCTAAACGAATTTCATCTTTAAATACTGGACCATATTGACCAGTTTTCAGAATCTTCACTCGGTAAAGATCATCGGTATATTTATGCTCAACAACTTGCAGCAAATAATCCTTAGTTCCTTCTTTTAAAAGAACCACAAAGTCATTTGTTTTAAACTCACTCATGGCTGGCTCCTTTAATCGAAAATGCATTGAAAAAGTCTTTATATGGTCGTGCATAAACATTTCCGTCACTCAGGCTTTGATAGACAACCATCTTTGGAAACTTCTCGTTGTCGCACTTATTAGCGATTGCAACTAGCGAATAGAGATTTCCAGTCTTATTGTGTTTGTAGATCATTCCCTTCTCCGTAGATCGATTCGTAATAGAATAATTTCATATTTACACCTAGTCTGTGATTTCAACCTTCCAGTTAATTAAAGCTTGATAAACATTGTCTGCAATAATACCTTTCCATCTTTCTGCCACTTCTTTAATGTGATGCTCTTTTGCCTGTTTGTATGCTTGAAAAGCATCTTCAACATTATTAAATGATCCAATAAATTTATTGCGCTTATCAATCTTCACACAAGCTCTTATCTTCTTGTCTCGATTGTCATAAAAAACACCTATTGGATATTCACCGCGCGTTTTCTTACTATTAATTAAAAGAGTGTTAATTTCTCTTGGAACAAAGCAGCATGTAGACAATGAATAATGTTTATTACCTTTAGTTAGGACATCTTTATCCAATTGCCAACCAGAGTTTATGGCCTTGTCGTAATTTTCTATAGTTTGAACATCTTGCATAAAGTTACTTAATCTTAACCATCTATCACAAACAGATGTTCCAACATAGGTTGGCCTCTTGCCTAAAAAGCTTTTACTATATGCTCTACTTAGCATTCTTTGCCACATTGTGTATTGTGGCAGCTTTTCACCATCATTACATACAGGTTCTCTTAAATCGTTAATTCCTACACCATAAATCATTCCTTTTCTCGCCTTCTCAACACCGTGGTCTTTGATAAATTGGGTGGCTTTCATTGGCTCTCCTCCAAAATCTCTTGATATCTTTCTTCACTTAGGCGCACAGATCTTTTGGAAATTTCCACATCCCCCTCGGCACGCATCAGCTCAAGTTTCTTAAAGTCAAAATCAAGCAATTCACCCTCTTCATCAGGCTCCGACATAACCATTGAACCAGTGTTGATTACTCGGCAGATAAGCATTCCAAGGCCATTAATGCCGCTAACAAACACAGCAGAAGGCTCTTGAAACTTATTGCCCTTACGAATACATATTTTCCCAATTTAATTTCTGTTCATCCCTTCACCCCGTCACGTTTTTGTTTAATCATCTCACTCTCCAAGTTTTACAAAATAAAAAATAGACAACCCACCATACAAGGGCGTGTCATATACCTTTAAATCTTTTCTGATTTGAGATTCCACCGCTTTTTTTGTCATAGACTTGCAAGCCATTGGAGACTTTAACAACTGCTTATTATTCTGCTTAGCAATTATTGTTAAATGCTTTGGCTTTGCATGTGGATGAACTTCAACTGTTATCATGCTCAATTCTCCTTCAAAAGTTTTCTATATGCTGCTGTTTTGATTGGGTCATTTCAAGCCTCCAAAAATAAATAATGCTGCAATAGCAAATATCACTACGATAATGGAAATTGCAAAAATATATTGCGCTGTCATGTTTGGCTCACCATCTACTCGATATTGTGGTGATTCTTTTTTACCAGCAGGGCAGCAAGCCTTTTCCAACTTACTTCTGGTTGTTATATAGCAACCATTTCTAACAACTCTTTGACCCCATATGTTTTTTATAACCTCTGTCTTAAATCCGTGTCTTAAAATATGATTGTCAATTAAATTCCAGAACAGAGAACAATCAAATCTTTGTTTAAATTTGTCTAAATTTTCATATTGCTCAATTTCCTTGCTTCTGCTTTCTATAATGTGTTTGCGATATTCTTCATTTTTCTCATCAATACCTAGAAACATCTTTCCAATATAATAGCCAGTATAGTTAATGTTTGCCTTATCTCGACTATATAGAGACCAAGAGATATCATAATGCAAATTAGAAACATCCACCCCTATTTCTTTTAATAAATAACCATAAACTTCACCTTCATAAAGACAAACTGATGATTTAAATTCATTTTTAATTGTCCCCTCAACAACCTTATCAAGCGCCCAAGCTTTAACAATCTCAAAGCAACGGATTGTATTTTCTTTGCGCTCTTTAATTTCTTGATCTTTTAATGCCAGTGCATTATGTAATTTTTCACAGTTCATTTCATTTACTCCCAAAAGATAATTTATAGTATCACTATTAAATATAATTCGCAATAGCAAATATTGTAATTAAAAAGAAAGCCCAGTTAAGGGCTATCAGGTATTTCAATAATGAGCTTAGCTCTACATCTGCAATTAATAGCAACGGCGGGCCATGTTGCAACGCCATCAATTACCAATCCATCTTTAAGACTAAATCTTTTTCCATTAGCTTTGACGTGACTTTCTCTAGGTTGCTTCCCAGCGTGCGAATGAAGCCAGATGGCCTCAGTTATGCCTAATTCCTCAGCCCTAGCTTTTTCGAACGCTTGGTTTAACTTGGCTGTTTGATCCTTAGCAATGTTCTTTGCTCTACGATCTGTTACGCCGTCAATCTCGCGTAATTGTTTAATTAAACCTTCAACATCATAGCCGTTCTTTACACTGCGCCAAACAGCAGAACGCACTTTATCAAGATAATCATTACCAATAGACTTAATTAGAGCAACATTTTCACCTAAAGCAATTTGCGCCTGATCTTGCACATATTCAGTATTTCTGAAATTAACAGTAAATCCACGCCGCTTAAGAATATTAAGTAAGCGTCGATCATAATGTGTTTTAGACTTACCAACCAACTCCCTAGCCACATCTTGAGACAAGCCATCTAGCATTCCTTGCCATTTCTTGACAATCCCATCAACAACATGGCCCATCCAATCCAAAATGCCATCCATGGCGATTTCCGAGTTATACGGTTTAACGACATCATTAATAATGTCTTTCCGCATCTCATCCATCATAGATTGCATTTGCTCCCTGTACCATTTGGTCAAGGATGCGTTGGGCGCGATTGACTCAAGGGTTACTTGCATTTAAACAACACAACCTAAATTAATTTCTTCCAAAGTTGCCAGTCTTTTAACCAAGCAATATGCAACAGCCTTGCCGCACTTCATAATAAATCCATTCCCAATGTGAGAATAATGATTTATCTGATAAATGGATTTGTCGTCATTATCCAAAACAACCCAATCTCCAGATTTAAATTCATTCATTTTCACTACCTCCATAAGGATCCACTTCAGGCGCATTACCTTCTAAACTATAACCACTATCTTCGTCATTGTTAAGATGCTCACGAACTTCATCATTACTCATCACACCCTCTTGCATGTAAATTTGATCAGTCTGGGCTTTCTTCAAGTTTACGTCAGCGCGTTCATTATCATCTAATTGATATAGAGGATTGAACTTAAACTCGATTGATGGGTCAATTTCACCCCAAAGGTTAAGCTGCAAACATTTCAGGATTACAGATAACTGAGGAACTAAGAAGGCCTCTTGCTGAGCTGAAACGTTATCATAAAACACCCTAATTTCACCATCAGAAGTATTGCCAAGCCCAGCAGTTGGTGTGCCAAAGATTTTAAGAATTGGCATCTTTGATGGATATGCTTGCATCTGAGTAAACTTATCAACCAATGTATCCAATCCCGATAAAGGGGTGTTAATTTGGAAGAATTCCTCGGTTTGTGCATCAGTCGCCAAAATACCGTTATTGTCTCGCATCACGGCTAATGTTTTAAGTCGATTAATTAACTCGTTACCCCCACCCTCCTCTCCTTGTAAGATTGCGGACATGTCTGTCTTTAACCCTGTTAAGCTAAACATAGTAATTAGTTTCGCGACTGCATCAGCAATAGATTGAAAACGTTGCACATATGGAAGCATTAACTGGGTCATCGATACGCCGTAGAAGTTATAAGCTGGCTTCAACATATCTGGAACAGGGCGCATAACTAACGTAAGCAATCGACTATGGTGTACATTCTTACCTAACACCCACCATTGTTTCGGCTTAAAGAAATCATCTGCAAGCGCATCATTTGAATTATATAGGCTAGGAGTAGACCATAGCGGCTCAACAACCGCAAAACCATCTAACGAACCTTTCTTAATGCCTTTCTCATTAATCAACAAAGGTAAGTCGGTTTTATCCTCCTGCCCCTTAATCCGAATGTAGAATTGAGAACCTCCGAATAGGTAATCAGTTTCAATATGTTTTCTAATTAGATTTCTAATCCCAAGCCGAGTCATTTCCTCTTCAAGAATCCCAATCTTTTCAGGATTATCGCCCTTGATCTTACCCCATTCGCGCGTCATCTCTTGAGCAAATGTTTCAGCAACTAGGCGATATTCGGTAGATTGCGAAAGTTGGGCTAAAGTCTGGTAACCAAGATAAGAACTATAAAATTGTGCATCCAATCCAGCATATTGAGATGCTGTACAGAATCCATCCATTGCCATAATATCATGGTCAGCAGGAGCCACCCCAGCAGGAATTTGAGGAGCTGGATAGAAGTTAGGTGGCGTATCTATAGAATTTTTTATTGCATGATATAAAGCATTCCACTTGGGTGCCTGCTTAACCTTCACTTCTTCTTTCTTAAAAAAATTAAACATATTACCTTCCGAATGCTTGTTCAATGTCAGACATATTAATACTCATACCTTTCTTACTCGGCGCATAAGCCATTATATACGCATCTGCGATGTTTGGCGATTTAACATCACGCTTTGCAAGATCCTGCTTAGATTCAACCATTACACGCCCTAATCTATCTTCCATTCGCATAGGTATTGATAATTCAACTTTAAGTCTATGTAAGTTAGGCATATCAGAACTAATCGAGATTAAATCTTCAAGTTTGTATTTTGGCACTTCTGTTCCATCTTTCATAGCCTTGATTACTTGATAAGTCAAACGGAATCTATCTGCCACTGTCCACCAAGCCTGTGCTTTCAGGTTAGCAAAGAAATCCTTGTTTGTAATCTTATCTGTATAAAGCTTTTCAGGCTCAAATACACCACCACCAGCAACAAACTTTCCATGCTTTACACTAGTTTTCTTTTCTTTGTTAAGCTCGTTTACCTTTGCCCCAACACCAGCACCAACACCAGTGGAGTCATAATTGATAAATGCATCAAGCCTTAACGCATCGTTATAGGCCCTAGTTGCCGATTTAAGCAACTCATCTTCTTTAGCCTTCCACTCATCAGACCAATAAGCAACAATTCCTTTACGATGAACTAATGCGCATTTATCCTTGCCAGCATCCGCAACATCAAACCCAAGATATGATCTCCCAGTATCATCAAGACCAAGTAGCTTATGAGCATCAATTGCAGCTTCAACCCATGACGCTTTGATTACACTTGTCTCATTATCTTGTCGTGGCATACCTTCATAGATATGTGCAAAGCTATCAGGATCACGCCGTCTTTTATCTTCAATTACTGATAATGCTGTATTACTTAAGAATGGATTCTCATTAAAGTTAATATGGCGAACAATCGTGTTAGCTGGGGGATCTACAACAAAGTTTTGCCAAACAAAGTCAGATACAAGATTGGGATTAAAAATAATCCAACATTCTGAGCCTTCCTTACGAATTGTAGGCTCTAAAATCTCCCATTGAGCTTCAGTTAATGCATGGCTTTCTTCAGACCAAAGCACATCGATAGACTCAATAGACTTGATCTCGCTAATATGTCGCCATAATCCATAAAATAGAAACTCAGCTCCAGTTCTTTTATTAATAATCTTATTATCTAAAATCCTAAAATTAGCCTGCAACCCAAATCTTTCAATTTGAATTTTAAGCAAAGAATAAACAGATTCTTCAATCTTGTTTTGCAATTGACGGACACACAAAAATCGTAACTTATATCTGTTAGCTAAAAAAATAGCCATGCCAGCAGCATCCCAACTCTTGGAAGATGCACGACCACCAAACAGAATTTTGTTACGCGCTCTTGTAGTCCAAAATTCCCGAAGGACGGGGTTTAAACTAGCCTTCGGTTTTTCTTTCTTTGTCAATGTCTGCATAGAAATCGTCTAAACTATTGTTAACAGTAACATTACTTACAACTTCTTGTTTCTCAGTCAAGCCTTCAATACGCGCAATAATATTACCATTCATATCACCACTAGATGCTCCATCCACGTTATGAGCTGTCATAATCGCGCATAAACGCTTGAAGATAGCCGAAAACTCCTCACGCCCCCCATAATCCTTAAGCGTACTTAAACCAATGCCCATATGAGCAGCTAGGCCGTATTGTGTCATAGGTCGAGCATGCGGAACCTTCTCATAACTAATTGAACCCTGAAATGATGCTGTAATAGTTTTCATAACTGGATTGTCTTTTACCCACTCAATGTATTCTAAACCCAGCTCTTCAAATTGCTCAGGACTTTCAATTGCTCTAGGCTTTCCAACTTCTGCCATAACCTAACCCTCAATACGCTTAACAATATTCATAAGGTCATTTCGAGAAAACATAAACATGCACTCAGCACACACCCAAGACATTACAGCATTATCAGACAAACATTCTTTTACCCATTCAATACCACGTTTGCTTTTAACAATTTCTATATTTTCATCAGTTAATTCAAACTTATTAAGAGCAGACCAGTCATAGCCGCTATATCCTGTATTTTTACCCATAACCCACTCCCAAAATTAACAAAAGTTTTCTATAGCATACCACAAAAAGAAAAACCGCACTAAAGCGGTTTAATGTATCCATTATCTATATCGATTTGGACTGGAAATGCATACCTAATCCATCTCGATCCGTCAGTAAAATACGCCTCATGATTATCTTTGATTATCCAATAATCTCCACTATCATCATAATGCGTAGCCCCTTCAGGCGCACCCTTCCGTATTTCTTCAATGGTTATCATGCAATATCCCAATATTCATGCTTGGTTAAATCAAATTCAAAACTATGGTTCTCAAACAAATCATGAAGTTGTTTGTCATAATTTTCGCAATCAATATTCTCATATGTATCTAAAGTAATACATAAATCACACCACTTCTCATCAAATTCACCACCATCAACCACTTTGATTAATTCACTCATCCCTCAGCTCCCTCAACCTTCATAAAAGTAATCCAATGTGTATTTGCACGTTTTCCTGTAATGTGGCCAAACAAAGGCTTTTGATCTGTCAGTGCTAAAAGTTCACTAACTTTGATCTGTGTTTCATTCCATTTGAAAATTAAAACACCACCGTTGGCCAATACACGAAAGCACTCTGCAAAACCTTTTCGAATATCTTCGCGCCAATCGTCTTGCAACTTTCCATACTTAAGAGCTAACCAACTTTGTTTTCCTGCCTTCACCAGATGAGGAGGGTCAAATACAACTAAAGTAAATTGGCCATCCTTAAAAGGCATGTCTCGAAAGTCCATCATCACATCTGGTTCAATCACTAATGAGCGACCATCACACAATGTATGTTCTTCTTTTCGAATATCACCATAGACTACATTGGGATTTTGACGATCAAACCAGAACATACGTGAACCGCAGCATGGATCTAAAATTTGTGCACTCATCCCTCAGCTCCCGATTCGCTTGCCCATTTAACTAAACGTCTATAATTTTCTTTAATGCTTTCAGCCTTATGTACGAGCCATTTAGCTTGTCTTAGCTCTATTTCAATACCTGAAAGCCCGCGATGCTCCATTTCGAAAAGGGATTTATTTTGCTTGAACTCTTCCTCTGCTAGGTGATTTGCCTGAAAGTTATATAGTTCCGCTGGCACCAAGCGGTAACCCTCTGGCACCGCCTGAGATTTGGCTTGCCACGCCATCCATGCGCCATTTAGAAAGTAGATTTCTTCTGGAACAAATGTTGTATAAATTGTGTGGTAGTACTGATTATCTGAATCAAAAAATTCTATTTCATTATCGTTTAAAATTTCTGAAATTTTATCCAACCGCTCAAATAACTCTCTTTCATTAATCATTTTCAATCTCCTTTTCCTTCCAGCATTTACGGCAAACTTTAAATGGCTCACCCAACCAGTTGCTTTCCTCATATTCCCATTCATGCCGACAGAATAGATTCTTTATAAATTTAAATATCATAATCTTTTCCTAATTCTTTGGCGGTTCTGGTAGTGGCATCCAGTGCGTAACATTGGATAAATTAAATCCATATTTATCAAATTTTGTTACCACATAGGGAACTTCTTGAAACCCTCTTTCTGAAAGATATACAAAAACATAACTCCCAATTTCAGGCATCTGCTCTTCAACACTAATCCATTCCATATTAACCTCCAAGCCATCTAAAGAATATCCCGCCCAAAAAGAAAGCCATCGCCAAAATAATGGATGTAATAAAAGACACAACTCCATTAATCCAAAAATGGTTTTTATTTCCATCCGCTACAAAAAGCCACCCAAACCACCAAAACACAATAAACATTACAAAACACATTTGAGAAAAACTCACTTCCCACCTCTCAACCACTCATACACAACCAACAAAGCATAGTAAATTATCAAAACTACACTTCTACCCAAATCCATTAACGCATAGCCTAAAACCCTGCAATTAATCCGAAGTTTTTGTTTGTTGTTCATTTTACCTCCCAACTGGACAACCACAAAACATCCAAAACTCACCACATCGCTTGCATTTAATATAAAAAGTACCTTGTCTCATTTTTTCACCTTCAAATAAAAAATTTCATTACTGCAATCAATATTGATGCACCCAATGTAATGGCTAACCAATTTAGAAAAATATCTTTTAGCGTTTTTTCTTCAGCTTGCTCTTTAGTTAATTCATCATTATTGTAATTTTGATCCAATAAAAACAAACCAGCCACCACCATAGTTGGCAATAATGGATATTGAACAAAAAGAGCAGTTATTAAAAATGTTGTTAAAATTTCACTCATACTTTCGCCATCCCTAAATCTAAAAATTGATTAATTAAAACTCTTAATAACTATTGCCTATATTCGCTATAGTAAATCATATTTATAAGTAATGCAATATTTAAAGCAAAAAAAAGACTGCTTGGAGGCAGTCGAAGGGAAGTAACTAAATTTAGATGAAATAAACATCCTGTATCGACATTGCAAATAGATACATACACAGTCTAAATGTTCGCGCCACGGGAACATCTTCAAGCAACTTATGCAAACAGTTAGGATGCGATATTTACTTCTCTAAATTGCCTACTTTCAGGCGGTCAATTAGTCTTTCCTAATAGTCATTTGTTTACACTTTCTCCCGTCTGGATTCGAACCAAAACGCTGCAATAGCGGCACCTAATTAGGCGCTGCGTCTACCAATTTCGCCACAGGATACTCAGCAAAACAATATTATCAAAACAAAACGGATTTGAAAAGCTAATTTAATTCATAAACGGTTATATAAATCATACCACCTTTTACTACTTCACCACGCTTAATATGTAGTTCATCAAATTGCTCATCATCATGGCAAAATCCATTTTTCACTAAAGAATCAAAAATCCCTTTAGTAAAGTTATCGATGTCGAACTTTCTTTTGTTCGGATAGTGAAGAACAATTTCAGCCTTCAATCTTTTTTCAGTCATAAGCGGCTTAACGAATAAAGCCATATCTTTTGTGAATTTAATACCTTTTGGTGTGATAAACCTAGTCTTTCCATTTGACCGCCAGTACATATTTACTGACGGTGGGAAAAAAGGTATTTCTTTATCAAGTATCAACTTCATTCTGGACGCTTCCGCAATGATTGTTTCCAGTCGCCTTGATAACCATCTAGCAATAAATGAGAATAATCACTGTCATGATCACCTAATACCCATTGATTTTCATCCAATTTTAAATTTGGCTCATTTCTATAGCCATGCCATCTTTTATCAGCGTCCATAGCCACATAATCAATTTCTGGTTCAATCGAACTCCAATCAATCACAAATCCATCCCTTAAAACCTCTGGCAAACTTTTATCCTTGCGTTTTTCATCTTCTAAATGCATAGCATCGGCGTAGTTGTGGCATAGGTTGATAAATTTATCAAACTCCATGTTTTCAGATCTAGAATTTATTAGTGCAATTGCATACTCATGTGCCATCTGTAATTTATTCATTTTCTATCCTCCTTACACATTTCCTGATAACGAACTAATGAATCAATAGCCTCTTGAACATCTTGTGGTTGATTCTTAGCTCCACGCATACCAGCACACAAAAGCTTCTTAATTGCATGCTGAATGCAAGGATCCACAACTTCAAACAAATCTAAAACACGATAAACATCCACATAATCTAAATGTTTTACATTTTTAAAATAATGACTGTGTTTTTTATCATTATTGCAATCTTCACCAATAGTATAACCATTAGAAACTTTCAAATCCCCCTCAAACCACTTCACATCGTCTAAAGGATTTTGGTTTTCTGGCTGGCGTTGCCAAAGTACTTCCGCTCCTGCTTCGCCAGATTTGATCTCATCTACATGCCATGCACACAAATTCCAAGAACCATTTTCAAAAAAAGATTTATCTGCTTGAAAGTTACAAGTATCACTTTCAGGCCAGTAAACATATAAATCAGCTCTCTCTGGAATTTCAATATCATCATCTCGCCATTTATGATAAACAAGCTCATAATTATCTTGATTATTTTTAGTTAAAAACTCTTTCATTTCACTTCCTCACACAAAATATAATTACGTTCATCTTTCAATTTTTCACTTTCTAACTGAGCATGCAATTCTTTCCACTGCTCAATTAACATCTCTTTAGTTTCGCCATCTACTAGTGGCTCAGAACCATTTATCTTGTCACGCATTAGCTTTAGATTCATTTTTACCTCAATATCTTTCATGTTGTTTTTTTACGTGATTTAGCTCTACATATTGAACATCTAGCTCTATTACCACCATCCATCACATAAACCACTTCGCCATGATACATGCACTCAGCATTAAACTTTTTTTCGCCTGCAGCTATTGCCAGAAATCTTGATTCTTTAACCCTATGTCTTCTCAAAACCTCAGGATCTGTAGACCTTGTATATCTAGGTTTTTTAACTTTTTGAGTAAACTCAAAACCATCAATACACATCAAAAGAACTTTCCAGTTTGATTCATTTAATCCACCATCTCCGCATTTTATATTTTCAAATGTTTTGGTTGAGATTCCGACCATTTCGCAAAGCCGCTTCTTGTCATTTGGACCAAATTTTTTTGAAATTTCTTTCAAGTACTTACTCTGATACTCAATCTTTTTTAGATAATTTGCACTTTTACGAGGACCTTTTTCAATCTCAATAGGCTTGCTCTTCCGTATAATCTTATTTCTTGCCTCAATCACTTCATCAGGCGTTTCTTGAATAGATGGATCATAAGCAATCTTTTCTTTAGGCCCTCTCGTAACACCACGCATAGGAACCTTGCCATCACGATATGAGCTATACCCCGCAGGTATTTGCTTAACCTTTCCACCACGCTTTAAGTAAGCTTCCATTTCATCGTTAAGCTTATCTCGCAATCCTTGTTTTTCTTTAACGCCTGTATAAACATCATTCCGACCAGCTTGCAATTGATCTATTCTTTCTAGTAGGTTCATTTTTTAATACTCCGCAAAGCTGCTACGACTTGCTTAATTTCCTCTTCAGTACGCCAACATCCAAAAACATATGTTGAATGTTCTCCATGTTCATAACGTGAATAACCACAACCATGATCATCAGAAATAAACCAAACTTCCTCACCAATCTTCGGCTCAAAAGGAGGAGGAATTTCAAATTCAAGTTTTATGGTTTTTGGCTTAATTCTAAATGTATAATTATCATCAAAAATACCAACTCTTGTATCACCATCTACAATTCTCCACCCATTAAAGTCTACATCAGACCACTCAACCCTTTCCCCACTCGCTAAAGCCCGCAAAGCATCTTCACCACTAATTAATTAACTCATAACTCACTTCCCGTTTAACCACTTTATATTCGCTATAGTAAACTATTTAGATTTAATTGCAAGCATAATTTTTAAATTATTTGCAGGTTATGATATTTTTCATACCAAGATCATCGGAATAAAACTCCACTCCCTCTTCTTTATTCTCCATAATCACTTTATCCAAGAACGGTATTAAACTGGGAAAAACATCAGTAACAACATACTTTTTACCCTCAAACCAAACCCGATCACCAACTTTGTATTTCATTTCTGATTACCTCTTAAAACTTCTAAAATTGCAGATGAATGTGACATTCCAGACGCAACAAGTTCTTTTACTTTCGCTTCAGTATTTTCTAGATTCTTGCGGTCTTCAGGGGTTAATATCTTCAAATAATCTTTTTTGATAACCCTAACGACTGGACGGCTTTCAATCTTTGGTGGCTCAATCCAAATAGATTGCAATTCACCTTTCTTAATTAACTCTTTTACAACTTCTGTATAAGTCTCTTTGAACGATTCAAAAGCGTAATATTTTGCCTTCTCGTAGTTGTTGGCCCACTGTAGCTGATTAAACATGTCGTAAACGCGATTGTAAGCCTCTCTCTCGGCGTTTGTGATTAAAACCGATGAATCACCCATCCAAGCGTTAATATTGGCTAGAGCAGCCGTTTTAGGCTTATATGATTGCTTCACATAATCCTCACACCATTCACGAAATTCTGTAAACACAGGACAGAATTTTGCAGTACGCATAGTTTGCAATCCAAATTTAATATGATCAGGTGTCATGCCCTCCATAATCTCGCAACAAGTAGAAATTAAATTTTCCATGTATTGCTCGTCAGACATGCCATTTCGCTTAGGGTATGTGTTATCAAAACGTGCCCCGAAATATCCTTGCATCTTTTCGATTAAACCCATTGCCCATTTACGTGGAAATTCTTGTTCAATCATTCTTTGTGCTCCAAAAAGTTGTATTGGTAATCAGGTGTAACGTCTCTCATCATTTCCTGTTGCATGTAATCGGCCATAGATGGTGTTTGTCTGCTTTGTGGTGTTGAGTAGCTTGATTGTTTATTTTGAATCCAAGATGGATCAAATCCTTTCCAATCTCTTTGAACACAAATTTCTAAAACTTGGTTCAAGTTCATATTTGATTTGTTCACGTTATTCATGAATAGATCAAATGCTTTCTCAGTGTTAGTTGCCTTCTTGTTTTTTCTAACTGCCATAAATGCAATTGCTAAATCTTCAGTAGCTCCTTTCTCAATTAACGACTTCTTAAAATCAAAACGTTTCGGCTTGTCCGAATCGCCTATATTATTAATACTCGTTGTTGGTTTATCGTTATTGGTTAATGGTTGTTGGTTAGTATTACATTCGCTTTCTTCTTGCAATGCGTTCGCATTAATTTCGCAATCCGAATTATCACCACCTAAATCATTAACTTTATTACGTTTCTTACTCCATCTAGCATCAGCAGAAGCTTTTGCCTTTAAAGATTTGCTGTGATAAGCAGATAATTCACGCACTACATAATCATTAATATAACCTTCCGCAGTAAGTTCGAAGAAGTAATGCAATACAATCTTAATGCTATCGGTATGCGAACGCATGCGTATTAGCATTGCAATTTCTTCGATGTTTTCAGGCAAAGGTTTTTCAGTTAAATAACAATGATCAAGCATACGTCTGTATGCAAGATCTTCTAAAGGCTCCAAGAAAGCCGTTTTGCTCATATAGTCTTTCGGCTTAAAAGTGTAGTAATGCATTATTTCCCCCGAACACTTTCTTTTGCCAATTCAGCAGCAATCCATTCAACACCTTTAGGTGTGAATAAGCACTGATTGAAAGCATGACCAGACTGACTCAATCCTGTGGATACATGAAAACGACCAGCATCAATATGATTGGCATAACCCATTAAAGCTCCATTTAATCGATACATGATTTTGTTGTCGGTTAGAAAATCTCTAAACTTTGGCTCTTTGATTTTTAAAAGTTTTGCTACTTCACGAAATCCTTTGTTGCCGACACTCTCAACATACTTTTCAACAAATTCAATTTTTGGCGCTGCAAGTTCTAATTTCTTAGCTTGGTCAGCGCAAAGTTGCAAAGCCTCTCCATATGTTTTAGGTATATAAAATTCCTCTTCAAGTTGCTTCCACCGCTTAATAATTGCCATGCGTAGTGGTGCGGAATATCCAGACACAAGACACATTGTTGTATCTTGATCAAGCAAATATGAAGTTTGTTTTCGGTTCATTGAGTCTAAATAGGTGTGTCCAAAATTGGACGCATCTATTTGTAGTTGCTCACACATGTTTTCAATATCACGTTTAACATGCTGGTGTTGCTTCATCGTTAATCCAGCAATTTCAAGACTAGACATTGTTTTAACATTTGAATTGATTAATTGATTCATTTAGAAATCCTTTTTTAAGATTGTTCTTCAAGGTAATTAACTTTTGTTAAGCTATTTAATTTTTTCTCTGCTTCTAAAAGTTCTTCCATTTTTTGTGGAGAAACCAAATAAGCAACCACATCACCATAACGAGTGATAATTACAGGACGATCCCAGCCAAGTAATACGGCTGGATCTTTTTTGATTTCTGAAAATTTTAATAACGGTAACATTTTTAACACTCCTTCTTTGTAGTTCTTATTTTGGTACTATTTTTAGTATTAGTCAACACTAATTTTAAAATCCAAGACAAATAAAAAGCCCGCTAGGGGCTTATTTGATGTAGGCTTCTTTAAAGACTTTTATTGCATCCTTTACGCTTAAATCTGGATCTCTTTTATATATTTCTTTATATCCACCATCATGATCTATCTCTACTGTATCAATGCATGCTTCTCCAGCTAATTGATATAGGTATTGCCAAGGATCAATTTCATCATACCAAGACTCTTCACGAGATTGGCAGAATGTTTGCAGATGCCATTTGTTATTCCATAATTCAAATTCATCGTTTTGAGCTATTCCAGCTTTAATAAGCAATCTCTTTGCGGTTGTAGTTAACTTTTTATATTTGCGACTAGTCATTTACTTCTCTCCAACTTAAAACAATTAAAACATTCATTGTTATAAACACGCCTCTCGAATGAGCCACAAGATTTACATGCTTTGGTATGCATAAATGTTCGCTTACCCATACTTCGAGCATTGGTTCTACGAATACGCCATAAACTTATATCCTTTCTAGGCTCAATCTCGCCATTAATTTTAAAAGGTATAGCGGCATAGCCAAAACGGTCGGGGTTCATAAATCCGTCATTAATTATTGTTTGCATATATAGCCTCATTTAAAAAATCAATAATTACTTTTGCATCATTTTGATCAAAGAAAATGTAGGCACCATCTTGCTTAATCATAAAATGCCCATGTTCATCTTTCTTTATTGTTAAATCTTTATATTCTTCGCTTTCAATTTTTTTATCTTCGCTTAAATCAAGCCAACTCATTTCACTTGCCCCTTAATAAATAATCGAACCAATGGAATTAAACCCTGTTCAGTCGTAAAATGGTCGCCAGTAAGTCGAGAATAAATCGGATACCAAACGCCGCGAACTTCAACTTGCAATACTTGGAAATCACCTTTACCACTTCGATATTGAAATTGCTCTTTAATTAAGAATGATTTAAATTCTTCTAGCTTGGATTTGTGTAGCAATGCCCGTTTCATTTTTTATTCCTTATCAGCTATTACAGAAGTATTTTCATATGGTCTGTCACATTCCACCCATTGAAAACCATATCCGCCAATGTATCCAAAATCCGATTCAGCTTTATGCCAAATTCCATTTTCAAATTTATAGATATAAAATTCGCCGATATGCGTTGCTTCATTATTAATTTGTTCAATAGACAGTGTCATTTTGATTGCTCCTTAAATTGTGCGTAATACTGATCTTTTAAATAAAGCTCCATACTGTCTTGACCTATTGATCTATGGAACTCAGCAGCCATGTTATGAGCTAATAGATTCCCAGATCTTTTTTCGTAAACAATGCCGATTTTTCTACCCTTTCTAAATCTGAAAATTTCATCTTGATTTTTTTCTGTCAAAATGTCGTATCCATTATCTATAAGGAAATTTTGAAATTCTTCCATCTGGCTATTAAAAATAGATATGTTTCTATTTTTGTATTGTCTATTGCTACCATAACGAGCTTTCAGCACATCCCAATCATTCATTTAAAAGTTCCTTCTGGATATAATTCTATAATTGATTGCGCATCTTCTTTACCATGAACTTCGATTAAATAAAGTAATGGAATTTCTTCTGGAACATCGCACTCACCATCAACAAATGCTGCACAAGTTGCGCCACATCCACCACACATCCCAATATCAAAACAACGGCTTCGGCCTTTTGGAAGTCGATCATCTCTGTCATTTAGTTTAGATGCAAATATTTCAAATCCACGATCTGCTTTTGGCATTTTCACTTACTCCCTAAAAATTAAACCAATTGTTCCATATCTTAAATTAATTTGCAATAGCGAATTTATTAGATAATTAAAAACCCGAATTAACGGGCTATTTGAGAAGTTCTTTCTTATTGGGATGTAGCTTAACTAAAGTCAATCCCATTTCGAAAGATGGCGACTTGCGCTTTCCGTTTTTAAGCTCACATATATAAGATTTAGAAATCCCCGTCTTTTCTGATAATGATGCTTGAGTAAATTTTTGATGCTCTAACACATCATTAACAATTTGTTTCCAGTCCATACGACCCTCCTGTATTGCCTACATAATAAAATATTAAATTCACTATTGCAAATATTATAATTTAGTTTACTATAGAGAATATCTTAAGAGGAGAAGTAAGATGAAATTTGAGAATATGCATGTAAAATGTGAAACAACTAAACAAAGAGAACAAGTTGAGTCTATTTTATTAAAAGATGGATTTAAATTTGTTGGGGTGGTAATTCGTGGTTATAAGGATGTCTCTGTTTCAGCGGGCAAAGAGTCTTTTACGCATACATGTAAAAGTGGATATCAAAAACAATATAATTTTAAAGAGTTCATGACAAAATATATAAAACAAAACGAAATGATTGAGCTGATCAATAATGCAAAATCAGAACTTAAAATGAATGATAGTGATCTTTCTTTAGCTTTAGGTAAGTCGCGTCAATATATTGGAAAAATGTTGCGATTGCCGCAAAGTAAGAAAGTTCAGGATCTGGTTACTAAGGAGATTAATGCATTGCTTGCTCGTGATAAATTTAAAGAATTGTCTATTGGTAATCATGCCTATATTAGCGTTGAAAATGCCGAAATTAAAAATGGTGAAATAGTTGTGACAGGAACAATTCAAGATCCAAAAGACAAACAAATTTCAGACCTCAAAAAAACAAATGAGCAACAAAAACTTGTCATTGATAAATTGGATGATCAGTTGATTAAGGCTGAGAAAATTCACAATGAGGATGTGAAGGCTATTGAGCTTAAAGATAAACAAATTAAGGAGATTAATGATTCAAGATTTAATATTAATCTCGAATTGGTGGAAAGTAAAAAACTTGTTGATGAGCTAACAGATGCATTGCAGTGGGAGCAAAAAGAATTTGATAAAACTAGAGATGAACTTAAAGAGCTTAAATCATCATACACCACATCAAAAGCATTGAACTGGTTCTTTGTAGTGTCGATTATTT